CATACGGGTGCATCTCCGAAATGCGGCTCGCATAGTCACCTCCATCTGTACAACGCGTTGTCCAAGATAGTAAGCCTCGCCATAGCGGTTCCATTCCGTCTTCACTGGCGTGTTCCTTGTAGTGCTGAAGCTGTTTACAACCTGTGCCTTCAATCGTTTTAATCCACAGAAGCTTAAACTCGCTTTGCAGACTGTCAAACATTTTGACTGATGATTCTGACCGTGCGCCTTTAGGTCGTTCACCTTCGATCTCAACCTTCTGTGCCAGTAAGGGGCTATAGGCATGTCCGTTTAACTTCTTAATGAGTTGTCCAGAGAACGTACCAAAGTCAAACGCTTTGGGGTTCGCCTCCACCATGATACGCACGGCACGAGGTTTAGGGTACTTTGGTTTGAAGTTAACAGTACCCGGTATGCGCAGTACACGCGCTGCATCAGCCGTCACACTGTTGTCGATGCGCATGTTCTCCTGTGCGCACAAACGCTTTAAGTTCTCTGCAACAGGTTTCCAAACATCAATCGGTATGTCTTCAGTAAACGGCCAATACACATGAAGCCCACCACCTGAATCAACAACAAGTGGTTGGCCTAACTGCGCAAGGTCGGTCTTTTCGAGAAACACATCCAGCGCCTCGGCAGCATCACGCTTGGTTTCGTACCCGTCCATATCCAGAAATGCAGCGCGTATGAACTCTGCATTTTTAGCGGTACGACTTCCTTCTTGCTTAAAGGTAGCAAGCGCGAAGTAAACGTCGTGCCTGTTCTTAACCCACGTATCTACGACATGCTGAAACTCTCCTAAGTTTGTTGCAAAAACATGTTCTTTCTTTTTACTTGTTAGCTCGGCTATACAGTACACGCCCGTCGATGGGAGGACTGCCGCCAGAAACTCTTGCGGTTGCATGAAAACTCCACAGGTCAGAACAGGGGTAACTGGCGTCCGTCTTTTGGCTCAGCAATGTCAGGTACGTGCGTTTCTATGTAACGCGCCATACGCTGTATCAATTCTTTCAAGTACGCAGGTTCAACTTCCTCCCAATTAATTTCACAATAGTTCAACAGCTCTGAGTCTGTCATGCTTGTAGGTTGTAGTCCTCGCATATCTGTCTCCATGCGTGATCGGCTGTTGGTTGCCTTTCGAGAATATTGATAAGTTCCTGTACACGTGAGCGGTAGGCAGGGGTGACCTCCACGCCTGACATCCAGTTGTAAACCGTTTGCCTTGTCGCTCCAGTAAATTTTGAGATACGTAATACAGAGAAGTCTCGGTGTATGGCCCATCGTCCAAGGCGCGAGCCTAGCGTACGTGGGGCGTGTTTAACTGAGTTTTTGGTTCGTTCAGAGTAGGGCATAGTGTGTAAGGGGGCTTGCGCCCCCAGTTAATTAGTCGTCGGTATCCCAAGCATCTACAGTAGCAGCAATCCCAGACTTCTTGGGTACTGCGTTAGTAGGGGCTGACTCTTTGCGGATTTCAGGCTCGTCATCACCCGCGTCCTCAACAACTTCAGCCGCCTTCTTCTTAACTGTGGCTTTAGGACGTGCTCCCTCAATCTGAGGCGCAGCAGGGGCAGCGACTTGTTGTTGCGCTGAGAAAGACATTACTACAAGCTTCTGAGTAGCAGGTGCTTCCATGTGAGTTGTCACTGACGCAAACTCTTCATCCGTCAACCAGCGCATGGTCTTGAAGTAAAGCTTGGGTACAGCAGCTTTTGTATCAAACCGCAGACGTGTGACAACTTCTTCAGGGTTGATGTTTTGTGCTGCCAACCAACGTGCGTACGCTTGGAGAGGCATGTCCCCGTTAACGTCCTTACCAAAAATACTAGTAGCAGGAAGCGATAGCGCCAAGGGGTCACCCTCAACATCGTTAGCAAGTACCACAGCAATACGCTGAGAGAAACGACACGCACGACTGTTGCCTTCCCCACTACCCTGAATATTCTGAGGGCAGTCAGCACAATTAGTATGTTGTGGTTCTTGTACTGATGCGTCAGGCTTATCACCATCAGCAGACCAACACGTGGGAGATGTAGTCTTACCTTCTTCGTACTTGCCCATGTAAAACGTGCGGCCAACCTTGGGAGCAGCAGCGACAATCACAACATCAAGATGGCGATCATCAATTGCAGCGATCTCTTTGCCATCACTAATCAAACGGAACACACCGCCTTTGATAGAGATGTTCTTACCGCTAGCTGCGCCACCACCAGTGAGTGATTTAGCTATAGTAGACAGCCCACGCGACTTAGCAAATGCGGGAGCTTTGTTTGCATTAAAAACTGTTACGTTACTCATTTAGTAGGTTTCCTTACAGATACGTCATACTCTTTATCAGAGTTAAGACCGGGGGGTACAAGAGAGGGGTTTTCTTCAAGAAACTTTGCCATGTTGCTCTGATGAATACGTCGCTCAAACAAATCGAGCGCATCATGCTCTGTGACAAACTGCTTGAATGAATCCCAGTCTTGTGTGAAGTACCGTGTCTTGGTAGCCAAGATCACAGTGCCTTGATCGGTTCGCACCGATTTACTGCCGAGTGCCATCAGTTGATCTTTAAGCGCAGTTTTAATTTCATCTTGCTGCGCCTTCAGTTCTTCAACCTCAGACTCATACTGTTGCGTAAGCTGTTGAATACGTGCGCGTATCTTGAGATACACACGCGCCAACTTGTCCATTGGGATTTGTTCCATATCAACTCTCCTTTTGTTATGTCAAATATTATACATGCAAACTGTCATCGTGCAACCTCCGATTCATAAAGTTTTATCAGCATGGAGTGATCCTCCACACGCTCTTCCAACACCTTAAACATCTTGCGCTCAATGTCACTGCCTTGCAGGTGAATGACTGTCACCTTGGTTGAGTCCTGCCCGATACGATCAGAACGAGCGATACACTGTTTATAAGTCTCGACAGACATCACTGGCCCCCAGAAGATCACTGTGTCCGCAGCAGTAAGTGTTACGCCGTGTGCGGCTGCTTGAGGTTGTATCACCAGAACACGCGGAGCGTCCTCAGACTGAAAGCGTTTGAATATATCTGTTCTCTTTTTTACTGGTACGTCGCCGTGTATCAACTCATTAGCAACGCCGTGCTTGGTGAGATAGTTATGAATAGTGTCAATGCTGTGCCTGAATGCTGCGAACACCAACACCTTGCGCTTCGTTTCTTCAAGCACTTCCATCAACACCGACAAGCGCGGGCTACAGTCAAACTCCACAACTTCTTTATCGTCGGTGTACGCCGCACCAGCGCTGATCTGTAGCAACTTACTAACCCCTGCCGCAGCATTAACTGCCGAGATTGTCTCCCCCGCAGCTTGCACCAGCATACGTTCCTTCAGCATGACGTAATACTTTCTTTGCTGTGGCGTTAGTGGTATGTCGCGTGTTTCAACAAGCACGGGCGGTAAGTCTGTGCACTGTTCTTTTGTATAACGTATTGCAGGTTGTAGCGCGTCAAACACTAACTGTGCTGCTTGTTTCTTGGGCGCCCACTTAAACTGCGTGATCTTGTTCATCGTCTTATCACGCCACGCTGTAAAGAAATTTGGCACACCTGTTGGGTTAACAAGTTTAGCTAAACCATAAGCATCAAGCGGTGACTGCGATGCAGGAGTGCCGGTCATCATCCACAGGTACGTCTGTGGTGTGAGTAATTTGCTGAGCGTCTTCCACTTTAATGTGCTGACGTTTTTGTAAGCGTTTGCTTCGTCAACGATGATGAGGTCGAACCTGCCGTCTGCCTTGACCTCGTTAGAGATTAAGTTCAACCCGTCATAATTAATGATGACAAACTCGTAGTCCCCCTGCACCATCTCAATACGACGAACCGCTTGCTGATGATGTGCCACGATAGCGCTACGATGAATGATGCTTTTACTTATACCGTTCATCCACGCGTCCTGCATGATAGATAGTGGGCACAAGATAAGACATCGACGCACGTACCCCTTCTGCATCAAATAGTCAGCAGCCCACAGCGCAGACAGCGTCTTACCCGTGCCGGGGTCGTTGAACACAAATGCTCGACGATGTAGCGTTAAGAACGATGCGGTATCAATCTGATGCGCAAAGGGCTTGAGCTTCCCCGGCCAGTTGTATTTAGCCTTGATGGGTGACGGCACAGCTTTAACGCCCAGATTACGCAAGACCCGCATCTCGTCCAAACCCCAGAATACGAGCACTTCATGTAGTCCGGGCGCTACCTCTCCGAGATGCTTACTCCTTGGTATGACAGTGTATTTGTCAGGTTTGCGTGTCCTGAGCAGCACTGCTTTATTTTCTATGATTTGCATTTTAATTTGTATAGGGTTGCCTGTTCAGCCATGTGGTGGTGTCTTTCAACCAAACCTCTGCGCGACATTTCTTTAGTAAACGCCACATCAAAAGTTTCTTCCCATTGAAGCGTTATGCTTTCTAAATGTGAGATGCGCCAACCTTCACCGTAACGTGAGATCCATAAAGTGAGCAGCTCGTCATCACTTGCCGTTGTCAGCCATATTTTTATTTGGGGATCTGAGGCGTGTGTTTCCTTTTGTGGAAGTGCCTCCATTACGAATGGGGTTGGTGTGGTCGATGTGCTTACCGTTACGGTCGATACCTTCTTTGTCATACATTCTCCTTGCGCGTTGGCGCTCAATCTGATCTTTGGTTTCCCCTGATTTCTTCTGTAATTTATAAGCGTGTTTGTAATCACGTTTGCCGTTTACTTGTGTCATATCAATGCCCCCGATTAAATTCGCAAGTCTTTACAGGACACCACGGACAGAGTGGTGTTGCGGTTGGGTTCCACACGTTGTTAGCAAACGCTGCTTCAAGACGCGCTACCCGTTCACGATAGTCCTGCCAATAAGTCGTCGCTTCTTCAAGCATGACCTTGTGCTTGACCATTGTGTCTTTCACTACAAATAACAGAGCAGACTTCACCACGCGTATGATGGGGAAGTGTGCGAACACCATGAGTGACATCAGGGTGAGCTGTTCCTTGTCAGGGTACTTGTCCTTACCCGTCTTATAGTCTACCACCCAGGCAGTTAAACTTTCTTCATCAACGATCAACAGATCAGCAATACCACGCACCCAACAGTTCTCATCTTTGAAACCACATGGGCGCAGGTCTACGGTCAGTCCCATCTCATGCTCAGCGTACTTAGTTCCCGGCTTGGCAAGCAGCGCATCAATCGTGGGCTGCACATATAAGAACTGTGGGGGTATGGGGGTGTTATCTTTTACGTAATCTTCTGCGGCTTTATGTAACTCCTTACCGTAGCGGATCTGCTCAGTAGGTTTCTGTACGTAATTCTTTAACACCCGTACTTCGTGATAACGTCTTGCACACCCTTCAAAATCTTTGAGTGCTGA